AGCGCGATCCGACCGCACGGCGGCGGGCGGCATAGGACTGCTGCCCGCACGAACGCACAAATAAGACTGTCAGCGGGACGAACGCCAACCCGACACGGGGCAGGCGGTTGCCTCATCTTTCCAGAGGTCAGCGAACTGCCCAGCGATGGCGAACGCACTGATGCCCAACTGAGGTTGCAGACGCGACCCCATAGGGGTGTCGTCGTTGCCGCGACCAGTCCAAACGATTTGGCGGGTGCGGAGGTCGGAGGACATGGAGAGGATCATGGGCGTCTGTCGGTTGCTTGGATACTGTAGCACGAATCAGGCGAAACGATTCGGGGCGATGCTGCCAGCGATGGAGCGAACCTGGGCGTCGCCGTCCCAACGGGTGTCATCGGGGTAGGCATTGTCCAGGGTGCGGATGCGCTGGATCTTCTGCCAAACGGAGGAGCGGGTGTGCTCGGTTTCGGGGAAGACTTGGAAGAACGCGGCGAGCGTGTCGGTCATGTGTGCCCCTGCATTGAGGTAGGCAGTAACCAGGAAGCAGACTTCCTCATCGGTGTAGGGGATGCGCTTGGTAGCGGGGGCGTTGGCGGCGGCAAGTGCTGCCTCCATCAACTGACGACCCTTCTTAAAGAGGAGACGCTCGGGGCGGTCCAGGTTGGTCAGACCGAACCCATCAACGTAAGCGACGTTCTCCTGGTAGAACTCCAGAGCAGCGGTGTCGGCGGAGGTCAGAGCAGCGATGGTCATGAGGTCGTTTCCTTTGAACTGAAGTCAGTATAGGGTCAATCGGTCCCCCAAAGCGGGGGGAGTAGACAGTTGTCAGAACTGGATCGGTTCGGCGGTCGGGGCGCTGATCATCTGGTAATGTGCGGCGCAATCCTCAATGCCTTGGGTTTCCAGGTCGCTGGCGATCGTGTCCAGGATCTGCAGGAGCTGGGTGCCATCGGCGGCACGGTTCAGGAGGGAGGTTGCCAGGTCGCGGGTCATGGTAGGATTCAGGGTTGGGTTGATCAGGAGAGGGGGCGACCCCTTAGGAGAGTTCTTCCTCAAACTCTTCAAAGAGAGCGCCCATGGTGCAGGGGTTGATGGCAGGGTCATCCCAGCGAACGCCGTCGCCAGTAGCACCCAGGAAGCGACCGACCTGCCCTTCCATCATGCAGCGGACAAACCGCCGCCAGTTCCCCATAGGGGTGCAGTCGGGTTCGGCAAATTCAACGATCGCCTTAGCGGTGTTGTACAGGAACTCATCGTTCTGGATCCAGAGGGCGGCGTTCCAGGTTTCGTAGTTCGGGTAACCGTTGTAGGTAGCGGTGCTCATCGGATTCGTTTGAACTGAGATCAGTATAAGGGGTCAGGGGTGCCTTTAAGGGCGGATGGTAGACAGTTGCTGAATTGCCATCTCCTCCAGAACGGGACGCCAGTTCAGACGCTTAGAGTCGGACTTCTCCAGGCAATGACGGTTGACCCATCCCCCTTTGCTGGTTTTGCCAGAATACCAGAGCATACCCAGGATGGCGCGACGCGACACCCCAGTGTGTCGGTACTCAGTCAGAGGGGAGTTGAACCAGCGGACGCGGGCAGTTCCCGTAAAAGGATTCAGGCGCAGGGTCCAGACGCTTTGGGAGTCGTTGCAGTTGATCGGGTAGCGCATCGGTCGGTTGCTGTTGAGAGTATTGTAGCAGATCGGGGGTCAGCGACCGACCCCAAAGACCAGATCAGCGATGGCGTTCGTGTTGCTGTCAGTGCGGCACCAGCGGACGGGGGTGCCATTCTGGGGGACCATCCAGATCATGCACTCCTCTCCCCATGCCTGACCGATGCGGTATGCTTGCTCAATGGTCGATGCCCAATCGCAACCGTAGGAATCGAAGGAACCCCAGGCGGTAGGTTGGATGGCGAAGGTCATTGCGCTTTGTTTGAACTGAAGTCATTATAGGGGGCAGATCCGCCGCCCAAGGGGCATGGGTAGACAGTGCGCTCATTGGCACGCGGGCGGCTGACCTGAGTATAAAGAACTCTCAGGGAGTTTGTGCAAATTTAGCGTTGTTGAAGTTAGCATGACTGAAGCGTTCGCGATTGACCAGTTTGACTGTACCCAGGTCGTTGGAGTAGACATAACCTTCAGAGTCGATTCTGTCCTGACCGATGTATGCTTCTGGACCGTTATTACGGCAGAGATAGAGTGCATCATCTTTGATAGACTTGACCAACTTCCAGTAAGCGATCAGGGTGTAATCGCAGTCAAATGCATTATCATCAATCGGCGTACCTTCGCGGATGCACTTATTCAATGCCTGCTTGATTTGCTTTGCTTTCTTATCATCAACGAACTCAACATTCTGTGCCATTACTTTAGCAAACTGAATGACCTCAGAAAGATCACCAAACGATCCAGCACAGGTATCAAAATTGCCAGTAAAGATACGTGCTTGGGGTTTAACGAACTTGCAGTAGAAAGTATCAGTAATCATGAACTTCATCGGATGTGCTACTGCATCGCGCAAATCCGATTCCGCAGTGTAGTAAGTGTGCGGAGCAATGATGATGTTCTCAGTAACTATCTCTGGGAACTTATAGGTGATTGTGTTGGGAGTATACTCGTCAGATCCACCGAAACCGATAAAATCCCCTTGGAAAATGCCATCTGTAGCAGGTAACCAATCAAGACAAGCGTGCAGAATTTCTGCAACTTGACCGACGTGGTTCGCATCAATTTCTTCATGAGATTCGTTGATCTTGATCTTTACTTTGTTGAAGACACTTTTGGTGCCAACGAAGAAATTACCAGTAGCAGGGTTGCGACCCCAGACAACGGCAGGAGCGCCGTCGATCTTAACGCTGAGATGACCCTCAGAGAGCAGGAGATCCAGGGCGGTCAGGTCGCCCGTCAGGATCGTGTCTTCGGGGTGTTCGATGTGCTTGTTTTGCATGAACCTATTATAGGCACAGGATGGGGCGATTCCAGGGGGTTTGTGGACAGTCTGCTAACTGTCCCCAGTCGGCTGCCTGCGGCACCTCTTGGATCTACAATAGGGTCACAAGCGAAGGAGGGGCAGGGTCGCCCTGATGACGAAAATGGTCGTCACTGGGGCAGCCAACTTTTCAGCCGCTTCGCGGTATAAAAAAAGGGAGGCAATCGCCCCCCAATTCTTTATGCAAACATGAACCCATCTTTGAATTCGTACTCATTGAACACGGGGGAAGTTCCTGCCTGTCCAATGAACTTATGGACGAACCAATTGAAGTTCTTTTGGAATACACATTCGCCCTTGATTCCGTGCTCCGAAAGAATAGCATTCAGGCGGGACTTGGTAGTCTTTGACTGATAACCTCCGTCAAAGATTTGCACGAAGTCATCACCAACGACTGCGATCTTGTTACCATGAAGGAACACGGTAGACTCGTTAGTTTCGGGGTTGTAAGCGACAGCGGTGTTGTCAGATTGCCAGTTCTGATTGTTAGAAATGGCGGCGTTCATTTGCTGTTCGATCTTACGCATGGAAGTCGTTTCGTGTGAACAAAGGTAGTATGGATCGGATCGGGGGGAAAGTCAACCCCCCGAGGACAGTGCCTCAGTTGGCACACAGGCAGGGGTTGCCGTAGTCTGCGATGACCATGCCATCCTTACGGATCTCAGCGTAACCGAACTCCTCAGACAGGGAGTAGCAGAGATCGTAGGCACGGTCCAGATCCGAGACGGACTCGGACTCATACATGGCAGAGGGAACCAGGACTTCGTAACGCATTGGGTTTGTTTGAACTTCAGTCATTATAGGCACGGATCATCCCAGACGAGCGTAGGGAGCGGTCACTTCGCTCGCTGGCACACGGGTAACGGTCAGGCGCTTCCATCCTTCGATCTGATAGTATCGGATCTCTTCAACGACGCTATTCACCACGTTGTTGTGCTGGCGATCCATGCCCTTAGCAGTGGTTGCCTTGCGACGCTTGCGGAATTCAACGGCAGTGGTGCCATCGGCGCGATCCAGTTCCACACGGTAGAAAGCGTAGGCAGTCATGCGATCGTTTCGAACTGAAGTCATTATAGGCACGGGGTCGGCACGAACACGACCCCTAGTGTGCCACCTTGCCAACTGGTCGGGCAGCC